ACTTACTGCGTGGATTTTCTCCTTTTGATTTATCGCCCTTTCTTACTTCCTTATCCTCAATATCACGAAGTTTCTTTCTACTTTCAGGATTTCTAATTGCTTCATCTAACTCGTTCATAACAACTTCTATATATGCTTCTTGAAGATTGCGAAGTTCTTGTGCGTCCATCTTACAAATACTTTAGTGTTTAATACTACTCTAACTTGCTGACATTACTATTTATACAAGAAAGGAGTGCCGAAGCACTCCAATCCTACCTGAAAAGTGTCAGCAAGTCAGGTAATGATATTTAGACATCAGCAAGAACCAATCGTTTAGCATAGTCATAAGCATATTGTGTTCTTGCTCCATGGTGTCCCCATCCAATCCATTCGTAGGCATAATTCATATACCTATCAATAGATTTTCCAGAAACTCTCATTCTGTTTTCAATACTCTTCCATTGTGGTTCAGTAGTAATATACTGAAGTTGAGTATCAGTAGTAGAGGGATTACCTCCTATTTTTTTAGCAAATGCACCCAGTCCATAATAACGATTGGCAGAAGTAAATTGAATCAGACCGTAACCGCGCCAGCAGTTACCGTAACTGGTTCTGCTACCACCCTCACAAATGTTAGGCACGAAAGTAGATTCTTGCCTAATATTGCCCATGATGGTAGCAAGGGCGTTTCTGTCTTTTATACCACGATCCTGGAAATATGCCAGGGTAGCATTCTCATTTTCATTACACCCTTTACAAATTAGCCTTTTCTCTTTTGGCTTTTCAGGCGGAGCAACCTCCTTGGTCGCTGTCGGTGTTTCGAACTCCTTAATAATTGAGAAGGGCACTGGAGGTGCCGTCAGAGGAGGAAACAGGGGCAGTGTTGCCACATTGGTTGTAACCGATGCCAGAAGAGGCAGGGCTACAGTAAAGAATTGTTGCATTTAGTTTAATTGAACTCTACATCCGTATAGAAGAGGGGTCCACCCTTTTCTCAAAGGGCATCTTCCACGGCTCTAAATCAAAATCAAAGACTCATAATAAAAAACCCTGCTCATAACAGGGATTTTTACATAATAAGTTAATATTTAGGTTTTGTCAAGTAAGGGGATTACCGAACATCAATTTCCTGATCACCCCAATCTTCTTCTAAACAAATATAATCAATTTCATTTTGATCATTTTTTATGTTTATCCATTCATCAAATTCTTCCGCAAGAGAAACTGCATTGAGTTGATCTTCAATATTTCCCGTGTCAGCAAGACAATGAATTCTATCAATTGACCATTCTCTAATCTTTACTACCGGTTCAATCTGTGTTTCCATAATAATCCTTTCGGAAGTATCTGTTGAGGATGTTACTATTGTAGAAGGTTGGGTCTCCGTTGTCAAGAGATTCTGTGAGAACGTTGTTGTTGAACAGTTGTCTTGTCTCTTCGAAGTTTGTTTTGCCCTTTGTTTTATGTAATGATAACACAGTTCTACTAAAATTTTCTCTGCCAAATTTCCCAATGTCTTCTTTAAGTTCTGGACAAGACCCATAATAATTTTTCCAATCAGATTCAGATTTTACTTTTCTTTTTTTACCTTTAGGAGTTTTAAAACTCCATAGATATTTTCTACCAATATATTTCCTACCATTAAGATTATTCTGAATAAGATAAACAAAACCAAAATAATCTCGAATATCACTTGACTCAAAAGGTTTTCCATCATACATCCAAGGATTATTGTAACTACAACTCATTACATATCCAATCTCTTTGTAAAGATATTTATTTACAAAAAAGGAGAAGTATTACCTTCTCCATTGTATTACAGTTGTTCTAACCAATCTTTACAATAATCATAATCACCAAACATAAATTCATCACATTCTGCTGCTTGCCGATAAGCATTCAGGATTTCCTGCTCGCACCATTCATCATAATTGGAATCCTGCAAAAGTATTTTTGGTAACATCTTGTTTGATTCCTCCTACAATATAGGATTCGACTTCGGTCTCTTGTGGTGCCACTTGAAGACCTTTAGAGGAGATCCAGTGCTGAGTCCAAGGAAGTGGATTATTGTTTGCTGAAATATCATACTGTGGTTTGAGTCCAATCGCTTTTAGTCTGCGATTTGCAATCCACTCAACATACTGCTGAAGAAGTTTATCGTTCAGACCAATCATACTACCATTCTTAAACAGATAATCTGCCCACTTCTTTTCTTCATTTACAGCACGATCAAACATCTTATAAGTCCATTCTTCTTCTTCTCTCATAATCTGCTTTATCTCTGGATCATCACCATCACGCCACTTGTTCAGAACATTCTGCGTGATTGCTAAGTGTTGATTTTCGTCTCTTGCAATAAGAGATATGATTTTCGCAGATCCTTCCATAAGTTTGAGTTCACCAAAGGCGAAACTGCAAGCAAAACTAACGTAGAAGCGAATACCTTCAAGAATATTAACGTTTGCAACTGCTCTGTAGAGTTTTCGTTTGACATCATTGAGATTTTCCTTTGCATAAGTGACTCCTTCAAGTCTGTGCTTCCATGATTGGGAAGTACCATAAGACTGTGCTGAATTAATGAAGTCATTATATGATTCCGTAACGCTTTCAGCACGTTCCAGAATATTTTTGTCGTGAATAATAGTATCAAATATCTCAGAAGGATCTGGATATACATTCTTAATAATATAAGTATATGAACGACTGTGAATCATTTCCATAAATTCCCACACAGTCATGCAAGCTTCGAGTTCAGGAAGAGAACAATATGGAAGAAATGCCATTCCAGGTCCACGCCCCTGAACAGAATCGAGCATAATCTGATACTTTAGATTAGAAGTGTAGATATGCTTCTGCTCAGGGCGTAAAGTTTGATAATCTCCACGATCCTTCTGGAGAGACACCTCTTCAGGTCTCCAGAAGTATCCAAGTTGTTGAGTAGTCAGTTTATCGAAGATTGGGTATTTGTAAGAATCATATCTTTGTACTCCAAGGGGTTTTCCAAAGAACATCGGTTGTTTTTTGGTATCAACTTGTTCAGTATTAAAAACTGTCATTCCTTTAATATTGGTAGGTTCTTCTGTTAAAGAAATTTTAAATTGCACAGGATTCACACTCTTCCTCCTCTACTTTGGTTAACTCACACATTCTATTTACCTCTAAAAAATATTTGGTTTTCATCATACTCCAAGATTATGATTTTGTCTATTTTATGATTTTTTCTTTGGTTGTGTTTGAGTTCTTCTTGATTTACCAGATGCTCTCATCGTTGGTTGTGGATTTTTTACAACTTTTCCCGAAGCATAATCGTGCTTCATAATCACATAATCTCCACTTTCGTCGTGTCCAGCAGAACCATATTTTTTTCCAGGTTTTACTGGTTTTCTCAATTCACCACGAAGGGCAGCATTTTTTACTCTAACTGCCTTTGTCGCAGGTTCTTTCATTTTTTCAGTTGAACTTGTATGAGTTGATGAATCTTTATTTTTAATATTAGTCATATGTTTTGCAGGAATTCTAACTTTCACAATTCCACGATCACCTTCAGAAGATTGTGTTCCTGCACTGGAAGAATAATCTCTTGCTACATTTTTGTTAGTAGAACCATATACTCCTTTTCCGTATCCGCCAGTTTCTCCAGGTTCTTTAAATCCACCAGAAACTATCTTTTTTTTATTTTCTGGTGTTGTTCCGTGATAAACAGTATGAAATTTTAATCTTTTTGCCTCTGCAATAAATTCTTGAAATGTTTTCATTTCTTATTGGTTTTTAGATATTTAGTTTTCATAACTCCACTTGTATCCTTTACAGTGTTTAAATTTTCCTTCACAAGTATATTTGATATTGGAAGGATTTGTTCCTACAAATTTAGAAGCATCACTAATAGATTGAAACTCTCTTAAAAAGTTTCCCTCAATATCATACTGAAATACTTTGGTTCTTTTTACATTTGGATTATTTTTGAGTGTTTGAGATGTTTTACTTTTACTCTCTTCTTTGTGCGATTTTCCAGCAAATCCACAAGGAGATGGTTGCCCTTTTCTCATTTTACTCCAGTTCTTCTTTTGTTCTTCTGTATGTGTTTGATTATAGAATGGATTTTTGTTGCCTACAAATTTTCCAGTATTCTTTTGAGATATTATCTTTTTAGTTTCTTCAGTATGAGAATATCCAAGAATTCCATTATCTCCACCAATAGTTTGATTATATCTTGGTTTTAATTTAGAAATCCAAAATACTTCTCTATCTGGTAAATCTTTTCCACATACTTCAATTTCTTCAATGATAAAATTTTCTTTACCATATTTTCTTATTGCTTTATGGAAATAAGAATTTGAGTTTCTAATTAGTGCATCATAGCAATGATTATTAAATCTATATTTTAATTTCTTTCTAGTCATACCAACATAAAAATTACCATTGACTTGATTAGTTATTTTGTAGATGCGACCTTCCATAAGATAGAATAAAAACCTATTACTATTTATAATAATAGGTTTTTACACTTTCGTCAAATTTTACAACTTTCACAATCTTCCTCTTCGGCACCAGAAAGTTCTTGAAGGAGTGATTGAAGATTAGGTTTCTCTTCAACTACTTCATCAGTTTTAATATCATAAGTGTTTTGATAATATGCTGTTTTCCAACCATAGCGATAACAGTTCAAAAAGTCTTGTGCCATCACGGACACTGGGACTTCATTATCCGTATAATTTT